ATCGGTCGAGTCCATCCTGTACTGGCTTTGGAATCCTGGCGAGGCGGTTCTCGCGTTGTGTTGCGCGTTTGTGCTGATCGCCATTTTCACCGTCATCACGATTAAGGTCTGGAAAACATGATGTGGGCCGTTTTGCTTATGTTGCTTTGCGCCGTGTTTTTGGTCGTCCTCTGGTGGCGACCCAGCAAGTCCAACGCGCCTGCGTCGATTCAATCGGCGATGGATCGCATTGTCTCCCGCCCGAGTACCCCGCTTGAGCAGGAAATCGAAATCATCGCCCAAGCTCTGCGCGAACGTGACGCCGCCAAACGCAAGGCTGAAGCGCTCGCACGATTGCGCGATCTCATTGCGGAGGAATAACCGATGGCCGACATAACCGACCAGCAAATCGTCGACGCTGCAGCTCAACCGCAGTCCATGTCGGTCGACGGCGTCAACGTCAATCAGCGATCGCTCAAGGAACTGACCGACGCACAAAACGATCTATCGCAGCGCAACGCTGAAAAGCCACGGCGCGGTCTGCTGTTTTCTCGCTTGATCCCCGGCTCGGCTCGAGGCCAATCGTGAGCTGGTGGGCCACCATTGTTGGAATAGTCCTTCAGTGGATCGGCAAATCGACTGGCCGCCAAATTGCCATTGGTGCGTCCCTTGGTCTCATCCTGCTGGGGATCCTGTTCGGTTCCACCGCGGCCGTCATCTTTGGTGGTGCTCTGTTGTTTTTTTTGTTGAGTCGCCCACATGCCAATCCTTGACCAATACGGCCAAACCATCGACACTGCGGCGATCCATGTCGCCAATCGCCTAGCCATGCAACGCGCCCGCCGCGACTCGCTCAGCGCATCTTACGACGCGGCCGCCGAAACGAAAGACAACGCCAAGCATTGGCGCTGGGCCGACCATCATTCTGCCGCTGCGGCTAATTCGTCCAGCGTCCGAAAAACGCTGCGCCAGCGATCGCGCTACGAGATCCTGGAGTCGAACAGCTTCGCCAAGGGGATCGCCCTCACGCTCGCCAACGACACCATCAGCACCGGGCCATCGCTGCAGTGCATGCTACCCGACCCAGCAGCATCGCGAGCCATCGAGCAGCGATGGCGCAAGTGGTGCAAAGATGTGCGGCTCGCCGACAAACTGCGTACTGCACGCCTCGCCAAACTGGTGGATGGCGAGACGGTCATCCTCAAGGGGAATAACCGGCGATCCCGCAACCCGGTGCAGCTCGACATCCGAGTCATCGAGGCCGACATGCTCGCGACGCCCAACTACATGGACGGGTTCCCCAACCAGGTCGACGGCATCATCTTCGATGAATGGGGCCAGCCCATCGAGTACCACGTGCTCAAAGGTCACCCCGGCGACGTGTGGCCATGGAAAGCCTGGGACTACGAGACCATCGCGCCCGAGGATCTCATCCACCTGTATCGCATCGAGCGACCTGGTCAACAGCGTGGCATCCCCGAGATGACTCCGGCCCTGCCTCTGTTTGCTCAACTCCGCCGCTACACCCTTGCCGTCATCGCTGCCGCCGAGAATGCCGCCGATTTTAGCGCGGTCCTCAAAACGCAATCCAACGCATTCGACTCATCGACCGATGGGATTGACGACATCGATCCATTCGACGGTGTGCAGATTGATCGCGGGATGATGGTCAGCTTGCCACGCGGTTGGGATCTGACCCAATTCAAGCCCGAGCAACCGACGACAACCTACGAATCGTTCCGCAACGCGATCCTCAACGAGATCGCCCGCTGCGTCCACATGCCCAGTAATAAAGCCCTGGCGGACTCATCGAAATACAACTACAGCAGCGGTCGGCTCGACCACCAAACGTACTACGAAGCCATCTCGGTTGAACGCTCTCAATGGGAAATCGAATGTCTCGACCGCATTTTCGAGTGGTGGCTTGATGAAGCGCTGATGCTCACCGGGTATCTGCCGGCCCTCGAGCCGATGGACGAGATCCCGCACGTCTGGCGATGGCCGCCCAATCGCGACGTCAACCCCAGCGAAGTCGCCGACGCCAACATTCGGTTGATCGATGCGGGTCTCAAGACGCGTCAACAATACCTCATCGAGCAGAACATCGACCCCGAGGCGCACGCGCAGCAGCTCGACGAGGAGGGATGGACAAACCCCAACGCACCCGAGCCGACCGACGCACCGATCGCCGCCGAGGCCGACCCGTTGGCACCGGTCGAAGATGTCGCGAAATCCGCGCTCAATGGGGCTCAGGTCGCCAGCCTAGTGCAGATCGTCAACGCGATCGCCATGGGCACCATGCCACCGGACACGGCCAAGGCCGTCATCGCGTCTGCGTTCCCGACCATGGACGCGGCCACCATCGATTCCATCGTCGACCCGATCAAGCCGGGAAGTGTGTCACCTGACGGCACCCCCGCACCCGTCGCAGCCGAGGCACCCATCGGGCCCGATGGCGATCCGGTGCCAAGTGCCGAACCACCGCCTGGCGAGTTCGCGAACCTGTCTCGCCAGCAGCTCAAGCGCCAGATGGCCGCGATCGATGACGGGCTCAATAAGGTGAAGTCCGGCGAGTGGACCGTCCAGCGCGCTCGCGTGTTCTATGGTTCGATCGGACTGACTCAGCAGACGATCGACAATCTGCTCGACGAGTTTGAGCCAGAGACCGAACCAATTGACGCGCAAGCCATGGCAACGGATCGCACGCTCAAGGCCAATTGCGGCACCGGCAAAGACGGATTTGAGCCAGGCAACGATTGCGGCAAAGGTGGTGGCGGTGGTGGTGAATCGTCTTTGGACAAATCCAGTGGATCAAGTGGATCTGATTCTGGATCCAGCACAGGAGGAAAGCACAGCGTGAAACTACCATCCAAAAAATCGAAACTCAATATCGACACCGCGACGCAGGCTCTCGACCAAATGGGTTATAAGCTCGATTTCAAATCCTCAAAGTTCGATTTCAAAACAAAAAAGACGATCTACAGCGTAACCGACCGCAACGGCAATACGTCGCGGATGGACACCGACCAGATCAAGGCATTGGTCTACCAGGGCGCCAGCTAGCCGATGTCATCCCTGACGCGTGAGACCAAGTCACGCACCGGGTGGCGGCTGCGAGCGTACACTGCCACCGGTCGCAAATCGATTTGGTTGGGGGACATCCCCGAGGCCGACGCAGTCGCGGTCCAGCGTCACGTCGACGAGATCCTCGCCGCACAGACCGCCGATCTCCCGCTGCCGCGTCAGACCGTGCGATGGCTGGACCAAATCTGTCCAGCACTGCGCCGCAAGCTCTCCGCAATCCTCGGCGCGACCCACACCGTTGGGACCGCTATCGACGCCTACGTCACCGAGACGCGTGAGCGGTTGGCACTCGCCACATGGAACGATCGGCAGCGATCCCTCGAACTGCTGCGCGAGACCCTCGACCAGCGGCCCATCGATCGCGTATCGCCCGAGGATGTCACCGAGTGCCACAAGTCCCTGACCGTGGGCGAATCGACCCGTGGCAAGATCGCCGCAGGATGGCGCGCGTTTTTCCATTGGTGCCAGGATCGCAAGCTCATCGCCGACAATCCCGCTCGGGAGCTATCGACCAAGATCAACGTCCGCGAAAAGCATTTTGTCCCGATCGGTGTCGCGGCAAAACTGATCGAGATCGCCACGCCCTCGATGGCGGTTGCAATCGCCATGAGCCGATTCGGTGGGATCCGCGTCCCGTCCGAGCTGCGATCCCTCACCTGGGACGCGATCGACTGGCACCGCAAACGGATCACCATCTGCGACCACAAACGGCACACCACGCGGACCATCCCGCTATTTCCCGAGATCGCCTCGGCCCTCGAGCGTCATCCGCGTAATGTCTCGCTGTGCGACGATCTGCTCGACGGCAGCGATTCCGCGATGGCCGGTCGGTTGCTTATCCTGATGGCGGTCGCCGGCGTCACGCCATGGCCTGCGCCGTGGCACAGCATGCGAGCCACGCGCGAGACGGAATTGATTGAGCAGTACGGACTGGCCACCGCGTCGCAGTGGATCGGCAACAGCGCCGCCGTTGCGATGCGATCGTATGCCATGGTCACCGACGACCATTGGCAACGCGCGACGACGTAGCGGTCGTAGCTATCGCTGCCAAGCGATGGCCATCACCTGGCGGTGATAGCTACGGCCAAAGATAACTGGCGTTTACTTCAGAGATGGCGATCCCCATTTGTAACAGCCGTTGGGCGGGTTTTTAGGGGGTGGTGGTAAGGTCGATTGCATGACCAAATCGACCACACGGGAACGCCTTGAGCGGACCCGGCGACGACGCGAGAAGCGCC